AGGTGTAGCCTATGTCTTACGGGAAAATGCGCACCCCGGTGCAGCTCCTTTCCACCGAGGCGGTAAAGGACGCAGAAGGTTTTGCCACACAGCAGGATAAAGTGCTGGCGGAGGTTCGCGCCTACCATGAAGCCCGCCATGGCAGCGAGCGGTGGGCCAACCGGGCGGCCTTTTCGGAGGCCACCGACCTGTTCCGCTTCCGGGCCATCCCCGGAGTGGAGGTTTCTACCAAGCTATTCCTGCTCTGCGAAGGCTGCCGGTATGACATTACCAGTGTGGAGGATGTAAAGGGGCGCGGGATGTATGTGGAGATTTTAGCGAAAAAGGTGGTGGCGGCAAATGGCTAAGGTACAGATTAAAATGCCGGAGGATTTCCTCTTAAAGCTCTCCCGGCTGGGGAATAAAACCGACGAGATCCTTCCAAAAGTGCTGGAAGCAGGCGGCGAGGTCGTTCTGGAAAAGGTGCGCTCTAACTTGCAGGCGGTCATTGGCCGCGATACCAAAGAGGAGTCCCGCTCTACCGGCGAGCTGGTGTCCGCCCTCGGCGTTTCCCCGGCCAAGATTGACCGGGAAGGCAATTACAACGTGAAGGTGGGTTTTGCCGAACCGCGCTCGGATGGCCGCAGCAACGCCATGATCGCCAACGTGCTGGAATACGGCAAGAGCGGCCAGCCTGCAAAGCCGTTCTTAAAGCCCGCCCGCACTGCTTCCCGCGCCCCTTGTATTGAGGCGATGAAGCGGACGTTTGAGCAGGAGGTGGAGAAAATTTGAGCCTGTTGGAGGATTTGAACACCTGCCTGCTGCCTTTGGGGATACCCATAGAAACCGGCGTTTTCAGCGATACCCCGCCGGACGAATATCTGGTGATTACACCTCTCGGGGACAGTTTTGGCCTCCATGGGGATAACGCCCCACTCTATGACATACAGGAGGCCCGGCTGTCCTATTTCAACAAGGGGAACTACACCAAACAGAAAAATGCGATGATCCGCGCCCTGCTGGGTGCGGATTTTGTTATCACGGATCGCCGGTATATCGGCCATGAGGACGACACCGGCTTTCACCATTACGCCATAGATGTGGCGAAACATTACGGAATGGAGGATTGAATACATGGCGACGATTGGCCTTGACAAGCTGTTTTACGCCCCGATCACCGAGGATGAAAACGGCGACGAAGAATACGGCACCCCTGTTATGCTGGCCAAGGCAATGACAGCGGAGCTTTCCATCGAGTTGAATGAAGCCACGCTGTATGCCGACGATGGCGCGGCGGAGATTGTAAAGGAATTTAAGAGCGGCACCCTTTCCCTCGGGGTGGATGATATTGGCGTGGCCGCTGCCGAGGCCCTTACCGGGGCCAAGATTGACGCAAACGGCGTTTTGATTTCTGCCAGCGAAAATGATGGCGCACCTGTGGCGGTGGGCTTTCGCGCCCGCAAGGCAAACGGCACTTACCGCTATTTCTGGCTTTACCGGGTGAAGTTTGCGGTGCCTTCCACCAACCTGACGACCAAGGGCGACAGCATCGAATTTTCCACCCCGACCATTGAGGGAACGGTGACGCGCCGCAATAAGCTGGATGGCAAGAACGAGCATCCTTGGAAGGCCGAGGTCAACGAGGATGATACTGCGGTGGAGGCTTCTGTTATCAGCGGCTGGTACACCGAGGTTTACGAGCCTGATTATACGGAGGATGTTGCATGATGGATCAGAATGAACGCTCCGCCGCTATTCAGATCGGTGGGGAAACCTACGAGCTGCTGCTGACTACCAAAGCCACCAAGGAGATCGCCAAGCGATACGGCGGGCTGGAAAACCTCGGCACCAAGCTGATAAAATCGGAAAATTTTGAGATGGCGCTGGATGAAATCATCTGGCTGATTGCCCTCATGGCAAATCAAAGCATTTTGATTTATAACCTGCGCCATAAGGACGAGCCGAAGCCCCTGCTCACTGAGGAGGAGGTCGAGCTTCTGACTTCGCCCTTAGAGCTGGCGACCTACAAGGACGCAATCATGGAGGCCATGTTCCGGGGTACGAAGCGGAACGTCGAGAGTGAGGCTGATCCAAAAAACGTGCCGGTCGGGTAAGCGACGAGGAGTTGTTTACCCGACTGATTTATTATGCAACGGTTCCCCTGCGGCGCACCGAGGAGGAAGCATGGCTGATGCCTTTCGGGTATTTGCTGGATTTGTGGGAGTGCCACAAGCAGTTTACCGGGATCAGCAAGCCCAAGCGAGAACTGTTCATTGACGATATTATCCCGGCTGGAATTTAAGACTGCCCTTGCCGGAGGAAGGAGGTGGTATCCGTGGCGGACAATTTTGGCTTGAAAATCGGTGTCGAAGGCGAAAAGGAATTTAAGAAGGCCCTGGCGGAAATCAACCAGACCTTTAAGGTGCTTGGCTCGGAAATGAACCTCGTGGCCTCTCAGTTTGATAAGCAGGATAAATCCGTGGAGGCCCTTTCCGCCCGGAACCGCGTCCTCAATCAAGAAATTGATACCCAGCGCCAGAAAATCAGCACATTGCAGCAGGCGCTGGAAAACGCCACAAACTCCTTCGGAGAGAATGACCGGCGCACAAAGCAATGGCAAACCCAGCTCAATAATGCGCAGGCTGCTCTCAATGACATGGAGCGGGAGCTTGCACAGAACGAGCGCGCTATCGACGAGTTGGGGGATGAATTGGAGCAATCCGGCAATCAGGCAGACGATTTCGGCAATGAGCTGGAAGGTGCGGCAGATGATGCGGACAATGCTTCTTCAAAATTTGATAAGGTCGGCTCCGTTGTCAAAGGCATGGGTGTGGCTATCGGTGCGGCGGTTGTGGCTGCGGGTGCTGCCCTTGCCGGTCTGACGAAAAGTTTTCTTGACCTTGCAGAGTCTACACGGGAATACCGGGAGGATCAGGCGAAGCTGGACGCGGCTTTTATCACAGCAGGCTTTACCACCGATCAGGCCGGTGAAGCCTACAAGTCCTTTTATTCCATTCTCGGCGAGGAAGATCGCAGCGTCGAAGCGGTCAACCATCTTGCACAGCTTTGCAGTACAGAGGAGGAGCTGACAAGATGGACGGATATTGCCGCTGGTGTATGGGCCACCTTTGGGGACAGCCTTCCCATTGAAGGTTTAACCGAGGCCGCAAATGAAACGGCAAAAACCGGACAGATCACCGGCCAGCTTGCGGATGCTCTGAACTGGGCGGGTCTTTCCGAAGATGCCTTTCAGGCTTCTTTGGATTCCTGTAACAGTGAGCAGGAACGGGCCGCTCTCATTACCGATACCTTAAACGGGCTTTATGCGGAAGCTGCGGAAAATTACAAAGCGCTTAACGGTGATGTAATGGCAGCCCAGCGTGCGCAGGCGGAATTGACAGATGCCTATGCAGAGCTGGGGGCCATTGCGGAACCGATTATGACAACGCTGAAATTCATGGCAACAGACGTACTGCAGGCCATGATCCCTTTTGTGGCCCTCATGGGGGAAGGGTTACAAGGCGTTTTAGAAGGGACAGCTGGATCGGCTGAAACCTTTGCCGAGGGCCTGAGCGGTCTGGTGGAAATGCTTCTGGAAAAAGTATCTGCTATTGTCCCCATGATCGGGCAGGCGGTGCTTGCCAGCCTTCCGGCCCTGCTATCTGCGGGCGTGGATATTGTGGTGGCGCTGGCAGATGGAATTGTTGCGGCTATGCCGCAGATTGCAAGCGCAGCTGTTACCATCATTCTGGAACTGACAAACGGCCTTTTGGCTTTGCTACCGCAGCTCATTGCGGCGGCTGCGCAGATGGTCGCTACACTGGCTCTTGGGATTGGCGAAGCCCTGCCTCAGCTTGTTCCAACCATCGTCCAGATCATTATGACGGTGGTGCAGACCTTGATTGCCAACCTTCCTTTGCTTTTGGAGGGCGCTTTGCAGCTTGTCATGGGTTTGGCCCAGGGCATTTTGAACGCCATCCCGGTTTTGATTGAGGCGCTTCCTGCGCTCATTGTTGCCATCGTGGAGTTTATCGTGGCCTCTATTCCGCAGATTATTGATGCCGGAATCCAGCTTCTGACCTCGCTGGTGGCGGCCCTGCCGGATATTATCACGGCGATTGTTGCGGCCATTCCACAGATTATCGAGGGGCTGGTGACAGCTATTGTCGGAAGTATCCCGCAGATTATCGACGCAGGTGTACGGCTGCTGGTGTCTCTCATTCAGAACCTTCCGACAATTATCACCACCATAGTCGGGGCAATCCCACAGATTATTTCCTCTCTGGTGAACGCCCTGATTAACAGTATTCCACAGATCATACAGGCGGGCGTTCAGCTATTCGTGTCGCTGATCCAGAACCTGCCTACCATTATTGTGGAAATCGTGAAGGCGGTGCCGCAGATTATCGCGGGGATCGTAAACGCCTTTACCTCATCCATAGGCCAAATCGTCAATGTCGGTAAGAACATCGTGCAGGGCCTTTGGTCTGGTATCCAGAGCCTTGCAGGCTGGATTTGGGACAAAGTTTCTGGCTGGATTTCCTCGATTTGGGATGGAATTTGCAGCTTCTTTGGCATCAATTCTCCCTCGAAAGAGATGGCATGGGTTGGTGAAATGCTGGTACAAGGTCTGGCTGGCTCCATCCAAGATAACGGAAAGCAGGCGGTTTCCGCCGCCGAGAAAATGTCCTCGGATATTGACGGGGTAATGAATAAGCTGGCGCAGGATATGCAGACTGCTATCCCCACGGACTACCAGCTTAACGCAAATGCAAATGTAACGGGCGGTATGACCGGCGCAGCCTTTACGGCGGCTGGCGGCGGCCCGCTCGTTATGGTACAGCAGATGATTGTCCGCAGCGAGGACGACATCCGCAGGATTTCTCAGGAACTTTATAATCTCATGCAGGTCGGCTCCCGCGCACAGGGCCGGATCATCACAGCGTAAGGAGGTGGGCGCTTGGGCTTTCAATACAACGGAATTACTTCTCAATCCATGAGCGTCAAGGCCCATCTTACCGGCTGGCAGATGGTTCCTACCCTTCGGAGCAATACGGAAACTGTCCCCGGCAAGGCAGGCCTTGCAGACTTTGGGGCAGACAGCGGCGAGCGGTATATTGATGTGGCCTGCAATGTTTACCCGCAGAAAACCTTTGCCGATATGGTGGCGATTTTGGATCAGGTGGCGGCATGGCTCGACCCTACGGCGGGGACAAAACAGCTTGTACTGGATGATGTGCCAGACCGGTATTTTATGGCCCGGCTTTCCGATACGGTGGACTGTGAACGGCTCCTCCGGGCAGCCGGTTCCTTTACCCTCCGTTTTCTTTGCCCTGACCCTTTCGGCTAAC